GGGCGCATCCCCGGCTCACCGACCTGGCGTACATCGCCCTCGGCCTCGCCGCCACCATCGCCGCCGTCGTCCTCACCGGCGGCCACATGAACCCGGGAGGCTGACATGTGCTCGCCGCCTTCGACCACCCGGCGATGGCGATCCTCATGTGGATATCGGGGCTGTAGCTACGCAAAGGGCCAGCCTGGCGCTAGCATTCGCCTGTGACAGACCCTCCGCGAGGCCAGCGCGTATGGTCGCACCGGGGGCTGACAGATGCCGTAGCCCCTGCCACCGCCAGGCAGGGACTCCCGGATCAGGTGCCGTTCCGCTGGCGTGACCGCAACACCCGGCCGATGGAGATCGTCCAGGTCCGCCTCGACCTCATCCGGGCAGGGCTCTGCCCCGGCGTCTCCTGTATGAGGCTGGCCCGCCGCGAGTGCCGGGCGATCTGCGCCTATCCGGCGGACGGCGACGCGCCCACGGTCGTGTTTACGGTCAGCCCGGCGTTTACCCCGGATGCGCTGGACGCCGCTAGCTAGCCGGGCCGCGTGTCTAGCCGCGATCCGCCGGCCTGCGGCCGTCCCGGCGCGCTAGGGTGCCGGCAGACGCGCAGCAGGCGCACCGATTCTGGCATCCCGGTCGAAGGAGCCTCAGCATGGCCCAGTCCGATCCCAGCGCCGCCGCAGCAGCGGTCGCGCTCCTCACCGATCTCCCCGGCAAGCTGGCTGAGGAGTTCCCACGCGCCGCCCATCAGGGCCGCCTCGATCAGGTCGCGGCCCTGGCCGCCGGCCTGGCCTCCCTCGTCGGTGAGCTTCCCGCCGAGGAGGAGCGGGAGGCCGAGTACGCCGACCGGCTGCTGGCGCTGTATGACGCGGGCAGCTACAACAAGGCGGATCATCCCGACCACGCGCAGACGGCACTACGGGGCGCGCTGGCGCTCAGGAACGGAGGCTGAGGCATGGGCCGCTTCGTCGGCGTCGTCGAGTCGCAGACCGCGCAGCCCGCCGGGGCTCCGGTCACCACCACATTCAACGGCTACTTCGCCTGCCTGGTGCCTGGGGCGTCCGCCAATGCGAAGCTGCGCCGCATCCGCTGGCATGTGCGCGGCCCCGCCGGGTCGGTCACCTCCGACCAGCATTCCCTCGCGATCTACCGGCAGACCGTCCGCGTCGCCGGGACCGGCTTCTCCACGACCACGTTGCAGAACGAGGATCCGCGTGGAGCGGCGTCCGTCTCGACGGGCATCGACATCACGACGGCGGCGACCGCTGGCACGACCGGGCCGACCATCGGCGCGAACGCCCTGGCGAAGACCGGCGGCAACACCCAGATCGAGGGCGAGGTCAGCTTTGAGTTCCCCGACGACCAGTGGGCCGTCGATCAGGGCACGGCAAACGGCCTGGCCATCGTCAACATCGGCAACGCCCTGCCAGCGTCGCACCTGTTCGTGGTGACGTTCTTCGTAGAGGAGTAGCCGCGTGGGCAACAGGATCTACCTGGCCGCCCCGCTCGCACCGCTCAACTCGGCTGACGGCACGGCGGTCACCGCCACCTCGCTGACCGACGCGTCGCCGGCCCCGCAGAAGGTGGTGCAGCCTGACTGGCTGGAACTGGGCACGATCCTGCGGCTCCGGGCCAGGGGCGAGTACACCTGCGGCTCGACGGCGACGAACCTGACCATCGGCTTCTACTGGGGCGGCGCTGCGGGCGCGGTGTCGATCTGCGGCGTCGCCGGGCAGGCGCTCACCGTCTCCCAGACAGCCGTGCCGTGGTGGCTGGAGTTTGAGGGCGAGATCCGTTCGCTCGGCGCGTCCGGGTCGATCAAGGGGTCTGGCTACCTGGATCTGGCGACGTCGCTGACCGCCTCGACGCGGCTGCCGGTCCCGACGACGGCGGCGGCGCGGATAACGACCATCGACACGACGACCCGGAAGATCCTGACCGTCGCCGGCAACGTCTCGCAGACTGTCGGCGCTCCTGCGTTCACCTGCTATGGGCTGACCGCCGAGATCCTGGGCTGAGCTATGCCCACGCCGGGCGCAGCCGGGCCGGCTGGTGACCTGGGCTCGGTTCATCCTGCGCTCGGCGGCCGGGATGGCCTGTGGGTTTTCCGGCAGCCCGAGGAGGGCGAGCCGACCTACGGGTCGATCACCTACCGGGGTGGGACGTCAGGCGGGGCGGGCGGGGCGAGCGCGGCGTCGGCGGCGATCACGCTCCCGGCCGGGTGGCAGCCGGGCGACATGGCGGTCTACCTCGTCCGGGTCTCCACGACGGGGCAGACGTTCTCGCAGTCCGCTGGGACCGGCGCATGGGTGATCGACCAGCAGGGGTCGTTCGCCTCCGGGGGCACCTCATGGATGACCGCCCACCGCGTCCTCGGCTCAGGTGATACCGCGCCGACGTTCGCCTGGCAGACAGCGGCCCGCTGGGCGTGGGCCGGGTGTGCGCTCTACTCGGCGCGGGGCCTGCCGCTGGCCATCGACACCTACGCCCCGGGCGACCCGGCGCTGTCCGCGTCGGCGGGGAGCACGCTGCTGCCGGACGCGGCGACCGCGCAGGGCCTCGGAGAGGCGTCGGTGCTGCTCATCAGCGGCCGGTCAGCCGCCGCGAACACCGCCATATCGCACCTGTTCCAGCCGCCCGCCGGCTGGTCCTGGGCCGATGGCGACTCCGGCTTTGAGGGCAACCAGGGGCTCAACGCGAGGTTCGCCGGCGCGGCGTACCGGCTGAATGTTTCGGGGACGGTGCAGCCGCCGCTCGCCACGCTGGCCGACTCGGGCGGCGACACCTTCTGGATGACCGCCCACCATGTGCTCATAGCCGAGCATCCGCAGGCCGATCCGCCGCCGCCTCAGCGTTACTGGCGGGCGTTCGACACCGCGCTGCTCCTCCGCCCGCAGCGGCCCCAGCCGGCTATCCCGCAGCGCGGCGCAGGCGCAGCCGGCCCCGCTCCGGTGGGGCCGCCGGTGAGGCAGTACCCGGCGCGGTGGTGGCCCCGGTCCCGGCCACCGCAGTCGGCGCTCCCGGTGACGCCGCCGCCGTCGCTGTTCGTTCACCAGGATTTGGCGGCGGTCCAGATGACCTCCTCGGTGACGACGGTCTCCGTGACGCTGACCCGCCCCGTCCACGCCGGGGATCTGCTCGTCGCGTTCACTGGCGCTCCGACCGGCTCGACATTCCCGGCGGACATCTCCGACTCCTCCGGGAATACGTGGCTGGCCGGTTCGACGGTCAACCATGCGACGCTGCTCTACTGCCTGGCCGCGCTGGACTCCCCGGGCGGCCTGACGGTCACCGTCGCCCATACCGGCCAGTCGGGGACGCGGTTCCTCGCCGTCGAACGGTTCTCCGTCAGCGGCGCAGTGCAGCTATTCGGGTCGGTCCTCGCCTCGACGGCTAGCGGCACGTCGGGCTCGACATCGACGGCGACGGGGGTGCCAGCCGGGTCGCTGCTCGTCATGGGCATCCACGCTGACAATGGCAACGCCCGGTTCGCGGACGGCTCGTCCAACGGCGTGCCGGGGATCATCGGCGCGGAGGCATTCAACGGCTCCGGGTCGGGCATGATCCAGTATGTTACGGCGGCGGCCGGGGGCAGCGAGGCCATGTCGTGGCTGTCAGCGGTCAGTCTCTCCTCCTCCCCGGGGCAGGCGCTCGCCGTCTTCAGCGTCCAAATCCCGCTCCCAGCCGCCGGGCAGCGCAAGGGGTTCCCGTTCACGCAGCTGATGCGGCGGTGGATGCAGCCGCAGCCCGTCCCCGCGCAGGCAGCCGCCGCAGCCGCCCCGCTCGCCGCGCCGCCCCGGCCGCGCCGGCCGCTGCTCCTGCCCGTACGTGGCCGTCTCCAGCAGCCGCCCCGCGTGCCCCAGCCGCCGCCGCCTGCCATGCCACGCCGCCGGCCGCTGGTGCCCCGCCACTGGCAGCCTGAGCACCGCCCGCCGCAGCAGGTGGGCGCAGGCGGGCAGCCGATGCCGCAGGCGTCGGCGCGCCCGAGCCGGCTGCCCTGGGTCAAACGCCGCCAGCCCGTCTACCAGCCGGCCCCGCCGCAGGCAGGGACCGGGGCCGGCCCGCAGCAGCGGCTCCTCACGCCGTCCCGGCAGGCGAGGCTGTGGCGTCCGCTCAGGTCGCGGATGGTCATGCCCGCCGTCCCGCAGGTGGGGGCGGGAGCGGGGCCAGTGCCGGTGCCGGTGGGCAGGCCGCGACGCCTGCCCTGGCCGCGCCCACGGCCGCTGCCGGCGCAACTGCCAGCGGCCCCGGCTGCCGCTGCGCCGGCCCCGCTCGCCCCGCCAGCCGCCCGGCCCCGCCGGGTTCCCTGGCTGCCCGGCCGCCGCATAGCCCAGGGGCCAGTCCCGCCGCTGCCCGCCGCGCCCGCAGCCAGCCAGCCCCGCCGCCGGCCCTGGGTGTCCCGCCGGCAGCCCCGGCACCTGCCCGGCATCCCGCAGATAGGCGCAGGCGGCCAGCCGATCCCGGCGGCCAGCGCCCGGCCCCGCCGGCTGCCGTGGGTGAGGCCGCGCCAGCCGGTAGCCCAGCCCGCCCCGGCCCAGTTCGGTCCTGGCGCTGGCCCGTCCCGGCCTGCCGCGCCACCTCACCGGCAGGTGTTCCGCTGGTGGCCGCTGCGCTCCGCCATCCGCAGCGCCGTCCCCCCGCAGGCTGGAGCCGGCGGGCAGCCGATGCCGCAGCAGGGGCCACGGCACCGGCTCCGCTATCTGCGGAAGCCGAGCCGGTCCTACTTCCCGCCGCCGAGCCCGACGAATACGCCGGGCACAGCCGTCCCCGCGCCAGTCGCGGCCAGGCCGAGGAGGCTGCCGTGGGTCCGCTACCGCAACCCGACGTCGGTCGTTCCGGGGCCGACCGTCGCGCCTGCCATCGCCGCCCCGCCGGGCGTCCAGCGGCCGAGGCGGCTGATCCTGCCGCGCCGCGCCACGCCGCCGCAGCCTGTCCCCTGGCGGCAGCCCGGAGCCGCGCAGCCCCACCAGCGGCGGCTCGGGCGGTGGCGGCCCGGCCCTCCCCGACGCCCCCAGCAGGTGCCCTACAGCCAGGAGGTCTACCAGCCGTTGCCCGCGCCTGGGATGCCGCGCCGCAGGCCGCTGCCCTGGCCGCTGCCGCGACGTGCAGCCGCAGCCCTCCGCCAGCCTGCCCCGCTGCCAGCGCCAGCATCGGCGGTAAACCGGAGGTTTACCTGGGTCCGCCCGAGGCGGCCCTCCGCCGGGCTGCCGAAGGTCCCGCCGGCCGCCCTGCCACCGACAGCGCAGCGGCCGAGGAGGCTGCCGTGGCGGCCGAGACGCTCCCCCGTCTATCCCTATGCGCCGCCGAAGCCGCCGCCGCCTGCCCCGCCAGCGCCCATCGGACCCCGGCCGCGCCGCTGGCTGCCGTCCGGGTGGCTCCGCCGGCTGTGGCCATCGCAGCCGCCGCCGCCGAAACAGGTGCCCCCATCGGACCAGCTATTCGGCCTCGCCGCGCTCCCGGCGCACTCCTGGTGGGCGGCGCTGCCAGCCGCCGCCGCGCCGTTCGCCGCCGGGCCGCCATCGCCGTCCGGGATGGGTGCGCTCGCCCCGCACGGCCGCTGGGGTGCGCTGCCACCGCACGGCGGGTCGATGCCCGGCTCCCCGCATGGCTAGCTACGATCCTGGCAGGAGGGCGACATGCTGATCGAGGTCGGATCAACCCAGTACGTCAGCATCCCCATCGACACCCCGGCCGGGCTCGACCCGACCGGCTATGTGGTGAAGATGGCGATCATCCCGCAGTCGCAGGCGCAGCCTGGCGGCGGCGACTGGTTTGCCGCCTCCTGGCTGGCCCCCTATCCGGGGGCGGCGAAGGAGGTGACGGCGCTCATCAACTCCGCGAGCTACACCCCCGGCGAGTACACCGCGTTCGTCCAGATCACGGCCTCCCCGGAGACGCTCGTGCTGCGGAGCGGCCCGATCCGGTTCGGTGACGCCCGGCCCGCATCGACCTAGCATGGTCGCGTGCGCCATCATCGGGATCATCACCAGCCTGCCCGCCGCCGCCGCCGTGGCCTTCTGCGCCTGGGCTCGGCATGAGCGTCGCAGGTGACTGGTTTGTCCCCTGGCAGGAGTACGCCGCCCAGCAGTTCGAGGTCCGCGAACGCCGGTATCCGATGCCCGGCGATCTCGCCCGGACGCTGGATATCATCACCGCCGGCTCGCCGGCTCTCGACCTCATCGACGACGCCCTGCTGCGCCTCGTCTCCGACCCCGACCGGGATGCCCTCGCCGTGTTCATGCCACCGCAGGAGGGCAAGAGCCAGCGGTGCTCCCGGCGGTTCCCGGAGTGGCTCCTCGACCATCAGCCGGGCCTGCGGATCGCCATCGTCTCCTACGAGCAGGATTTGGCTGCCCGCTGGGGCCGGGAGATCAAAAACGATGTCGCGATCAACCACTGCCAGCGCGGCCCCGCCTGCTCCGATGAGGACTGCTCCCGGCTGCATATCGACATCAGGGCTGACAGCCGCGCAGCGGCCCGCTGGGAAACCCCGCAGGGTGGCGGCATCTACTGCGTCGGGATCGGCGGCGCGCTGACCGGCCGGCCCGTTGACATCCTCATCATCGACGACCCGGTGAAGGACCGCGCTGCGGCGGAGAGCAAAACGATCCGCGACGCGACCTGGGACTGGTGGGAGTCGGTCGCGCTGACCCGCCTCGCCCCCGGCGCGAAGGTTCTGCTTATCCAGACGAGGTGGCATGAGGATGACCTCGCCGGGCGGATCGCTGCCAGGCCGAGCCCGCTCCGCTGGGAGACCGTCAAAATCCCGGCGATAGCTGTCGCAGGAGACGCCCTCGGCCGGGAGCCGGGTGAGGAGCTAGCGTCCGTCCGGGGCCGCCGGCCCGGCCATTTCCGCAACCTGCAAGCGACTATGTCGCCGTACACGTTCTCGGGGGTCTACCAGCAGGAGCCGACAGCGGCGGAGGGCAACTTCTTCCGCCGGCCGAGCTTCCGCTACTGGCGGCCGGGGGAGCCGTGGCGGGACGGCCGGGAGCGGATCATGTGCGAGGGGCAGGCTGTGACCATCTCCGACTGCTGGATGTTCGCGACGATGGACCTGGCGGTCAGCAGCAGGACGTCCGCCGACTACACGGTCTGCGCTGTCTGGGCCGTCTCCCCGGCCGGGGATCTGATCCTGATGGACCGGCAGCGGGAGCGGATCGAGATGCACGACCATTTCGGCATGGTCGCGTCGCTAGAGACCACCTGGCGTTTCACGACGCTGTATGTCGAGAATCAGTGGATCGCCTCCTCCGTCGTCCGCGACGCCCAGGCCGCCGGGGTGCCCGTCGCCGGGCTGAAGGCCGACGCGGACAAGGTGACCCGGGCGGTCCCGGCTGCCGGGCGCATCCACGCCGGCCGGGTATGGTTCCCGGCGGAAACGTCGGGCTGCCTCTGCGGCAACTGCCCTGGCGGCGTCTGGCTGGATGAGTGGTGTGATGAACTGGCGGCGTTCCCGCAGGCGGGCACCCACGACGATCAGGTCGATGTCCTCGCCTATGCGGCCAGGGTGATGACGATGGACTGGGTTCCGGCGAAGCAGCAGCCGAGGCCGCAGGCGTTGACCGCCCATGAGCGGTCGCTGCGGCAGGCCGCTGATGCGGCTACGGGCCGGATCGGCTCCAGCAGGGCGGGCGGGGAACTCGACATCATGAACGTCCCGCTATAGGCGACACGCGGTCCCACCTGCCGGGACGCCGGCGGCTGCGCTCAGGCGCGTAGCGTCGTCAGGGCCAGCGCGGAGATGCACCTCCTGCCGGCACCCGGAAATGCGGCCCGGCGTCCTGCCCCCCGTCAGGATCAGCCGGGCCGCGCCCGCTGATCCTGAGCGTGCTCCTCGCGTGTCTTGGCCCATTGCCCAGCCCGCGCTCTGCGCTGGTGCGTTATCCTCGCCGCCAGGGAGATGACCCTGGCCAAGGTCTCCTCATCCTCCGAGCGTCGCGGAGCGCGTGCCTTGGCTGCTGGATCGGGTGCCCCGACCCGCGACATCGGCACGCCCGATCTCTACTACGGGACATGGGGGCAGGGGCTCCTCACCGACTGGTGGGAAACCACCGCCGACCTGATCTGGCCGCAGTCGGTGATCACCTATGGGCGGATGCGCCACGACCCCCAGTTGCGCGGCATCGTCTCGGCGTACATCCTGCCGATCATCCGCGCCGCCTGGCTCGTCGATCCCGCCGGCTGCCGCGATGAGGTCGCCCAGTTCGTCGCCACCGACCTCGGTATCCCCGTCCTCGGTGCCGAGGAGGATGCCATCGATCAGGCCGCCCGCGTCCGGGGGGTCCGCTGGCGGAAGCACATAGCGTCGGCCGCGTACAACCATCTGGTCTACGGCCACATGCCCTACGAACTGCGCTACCGGATCGACGAGCCGCAGCCCGGCGGCGTCCATCTCGACCATCTGGGCGAGCGGATGCCCTGGACGCTGGCGCAGATCCATCTCGGCCAGGACGGCCTCATCCAGGAGGTCGTCCAGACGACCCAGCAGCAGCCGATCCCCGCGAACCGGCTGATCTGGTATGTGCATGACCGGGAGGGGTCCAACTGGGCGGGGATCAGCCTGCTCCGCGCCTGCTTCGGCCTCTGGCTGCTGAAGCATGAGACGATGCGCGTTCACGCCTCCGCGATCCGCCGGTTCGGGATGGGTGTCCCGGAGGTCACCGCGCCGCCCGGAGCCTCCCAGTTGCAGGTGCAGTCCGCCAGCGACCTCGCGAGCGCCTACCGGGCTGGGGATCAGAGCGGCATCGGCCTCCCCGCCGGGTTCCAGTTCAATCTCCGGGGGATGCAGGGGTCCGTCCCCGATGGGCTGGCGTTCCTCAAATGGATCGACCAGGCGATGGCGAAGATGGCGCTGGCGGGGCTCGTCGAGCTAGGGCATACCGACAACGGGTCGCGGGCGCTGGGCGAGACGTTCATGGATCTGTTTCTCCTCGCCTTGCAGTCCGTCGCGGATGATCTGGCGGATACGGCGACGACCGGGCAGGAGGGGATGCCGGGCGTCGCCGCCGACCTGGTGTTGCAGAACTGGGGTGAGGACGAGCCGGTCCCGAAGATCATGTGCGCGGATGTCGGGGAGAACTATGAGGCGACCGCCGAGTCGCTGGCCAAGCTGACCCAGTTCGGTGCGCTGTCCCCCGACCCGGCGCTGGACGGCTGGATCAGGGAGCGGTGGCGGCTGCCAGACCGGGAGATCGCCTGGGAGCCGACCAGCCGTGGCATCCCCGCCCCCGGCGAGCCCGCCGGCCCGGTTGAGACGATCCCCGGCGAACCGGAGATCAGCGGGCTGCCTGAGACTGCTCCCCTGCCGCAGAGCACGGCTGCGGGGAGGGGCGGCACGCGGGCGCGGCGGAGGCCAGGTGCCCCCAGGCGTGCCGCCGCCGCCGCTCCCGCGCTGCTCTCCCCCCTCCCGCGCAGGCAGCCGAACAAATGGGAGATAGCCGCCGGGTTCGACGCCGCCGGCCATCAGCGGGCATGGGTCGATGCGCTGGCATCGCTCGTCGCCGCCTATAGGCCGGTCCTCGCCTCCCAGCGGCACAGCCTCGTCGATCAGATCATCGCCGCGATCAGCAAGGGGCAGACGGGGAAGCTGGGCGCGCTGAAAGTCACCGACCTGGGCCAGGATGTCGTCGCCCAGGCGCTCGGCCCGGCGTGCCAGGCGGCTATCACGGCGATCAGCCGCGAGGCGCAGGGCCAGGGCGTGACCGTCCCGCCAGACCGGGTGAAGTTCCCGCAGGCGAAGCTGACCCGGATCGCGCAGGCGCGGACGGGGCTGATCGGCGCATGGCAGGCGACGCAGGCGGGCACCCACGCGTTGCAGATGGTCACCGCAGCCGGCCCGGCGGATGCGAGCCGCGCCGGCTCAGCCACCGACCAGTTCCTCGCCGGCCTGTCCGACCGGACGCTGTGGGATCAGCTAGGCGCGGCGCTGACAGCAGCGCAGAACGCCGGGCGGATGAGTTTCCTCGACGCAGCCCCGGAGGCCGCCGGCACAGCTATGTATGTGGCGAGCGAGATCAACGACCAGAACGAGTGCACGCCCTGCTCCGACATCGACGGGACGACATTCGACTCCGTCCAGGCGGCAGGCGACGCCTACCCGAATGGCGGCTACCTGTACTGCGAGGGCGGGATGCGCTGCCGTGGGACGGTCATCGCGATCTGGGGAGGCGAGCCGAACCTTGGCTGATCTCGCGACTCTCCCCGGCGTCGATATCGTCGCGGCTGGCACCTGGCAGCTTTCCACCGGCCCGGC